GCCATCTCAAGGCCCAGCTAACGAGCTGGGGGGCTGATTGAAATGATCTCCCCACTCATTGCGGTCGTCGCGACGCCCGCAGTAACCTAAAGCCCCCAGTTACCAAGCTGTATTTCATCCCTTACCGTGCGACGTGCGGGGAGGGTTGGGGCGCAAGGTGGGTGCAACTACTGTGCGACAGTTTATGCACACCCACCCCACATCAGGTACTTGGCTGGCCTGACTCCAGAGTACACAGGCTTAGAAATCTGGATCCTCTAGATACTTAAAGCCGATTGGCGGGGCAACGTGTTGCTCACGGGCATCCCCGGAGTGTTCAAAACTCACACCATAATCGACTCTTAGCATCTTAGAGAACGCCAGAGTTCTCACCCTGTGTCCTGTTTGTATCCCTGCAACAACATCGACAAGCTCAGCCAATTCCCCTTCGGAAACATGATATCTACGCAGAATGGATTTGTGCACGCGCTGCGCGCACACACCACTACCTCCCGAGGGGTGGACGGTGTCCTGTATCTGGTAGTCTTCCAGTTCTGAAAGGGGCAGACCATGCCTGTCGAAAGCCGGTGCGTTCTTATCATTGAACCTCGCCCTCAACACATCCAACACCACGTTGCTAGGTTCATGAACCAGTCCGTTAACAACGGCTGACACGGCCCTGTGCATACGTTGATGATCCTCAGCATTCTCCCACTCCTCCTGAGTCCAACCCAGACGCGCTGCATCTGGTTTTCCAGGCATCTGCCCCAAGTTACGCAAATACGCAGCTGGGCACATGACCGCCTGGTCGGTCTCAGGGCAATAGAAGTGCTTCAGGAACTCCATGCGTTCAGGGAAAAACTCACCAAACTCCGAACAGTCAGTCAGACTAAGTTCATAACCTATGGCCTGCGCGGCAGTCCTAATTATGCCCTCTACGTCCTCCGGACCGATGGGGATGAATGTTTGTCCATACGCAACCGAGTTTCTCCTAAAGCTTGACGCTACCGCCATTGCAATGGCAGCAGTTGCTAAGGAGTTGATGAAGGTTGTGTTGGGGGACCCACTGCCGAGAAAGACCTCACCCTTGCCAGCCGGGTACACGTCAAAGTACTCTTTCTCGTTCGCAGGATTTGGGACTCGTATGGGTTTCCGACATTGCTCAACCAAGACCAAACCTGTGGCCTCATCAATATCATGGTATGCAACCTGCATCATTGTGAACAGGGCACGACCATGAGACGAGTCGCACGATTTGACATCTGCATTGAACGTGAACGGGATCCCACACACATTGCCTGATATGATCTTATCATCCCCGTGGTTACACGCAGCTATAGTGTTAACCATTTTCCGCGCTTCACACATGAGGACGAAGTTATCTCGCAATAGCTCCTTGTCAGGCTTGAGGATGGTGTTTATGATGAGACTAATCCCACCAAACTCCATCATACGGACACCTGAAATAGAAGCTTTAGCAAGAGCTGGCACGTCTAAACCAGCGACACATCCATCATCAAAAGTTACGAAGGTTCTTCCGGCCTTGCCGTACTTCATCTTCTCAAACTTTAGCTTGGCGGTGCCGTGGCTGACAATCGTATCAGACTTCTGTGTGGTATGGATTTGGATGCCATCGACATATCTTTTCCTCAATGCTTGTTTGATGTGGGGGAGTTCTGCCGCCATCTTGCGGTGAAACTCAACCCCTGAGTCCAGGGTCCTCCTGAACGCAAACTCAGCATATAAGAACGTCCGCATGTCAATGGAGGCCTTCTTCATAATTAGGCCTGCAACATGGACAACGGTCGCAGAATTGTCTAACAACCTCCTTATCGCACCACGGGAACAGTTTTGCGAGGTATACTTCTTCAACCCCACTGCAACGTCCTGGTGTATGGCCTCAAACGGGACGTGCTTCCTCATCCCACGAGCTTCAGTGTTCCGAAGGTCTTTCCCCACACCTGGCCACTCAATTGTGCGAGCTGCATAGCGGAACTGTGGGTTCAACGCCAAGCACGCCAGGTACAAAGATGTTTCCCCTCTCACCAATACATCGTGGTTCTCCCTGAGGCCACAGAGACGGCGAACGGCGACCATCATGTTGGCAGTGTCATTCTTCAGCACAGCTGGTTGTGTGCCATAAGTTTCCAACTTGAACCAGCAATGGATCTTCCAATTCCCACGGTCTCTCTCACCTAACGTCACATACACCGGCATAGACTTCTCCACCATCACCCCATTAATCATGCGCTGGTATCGCACAGGCACACCCAGACTTGTTAGTTGATCTTCAACTTCCTTCACGACTGGCGTCCCAGCCGAGTGTGTGCCTGGACCAAAGGCAAATACGGATCGAGGATCCATATCATAGGGTAGACTAGGAGCATCTTCCGGCCACTCCTGCCATGGCTCTCCAGCCGGGCCAAGGTAATCTCGGACCCACAAACGAGTAAATGTAGGGTTCTCGTCGAGCACGGTTAAGTGCTGCGGCGCGATTACACCACTCTTGGGGACTTTGACTCCACTCTGACCCGCTTGGATTGTGTACCAAAAATAGTGCACAGTGCCTAGCAGGAGATCTTCCTTGAACTTAACATCACTTTGCAAATCAACAGTACCAAGACCAGTCGCATCAACCATGCTCCATTCCTTGTGAAGGTGGGCTAGGGACACACGCACTTGCCGGTCTTCGGTTCTAGCTGACGTAAAGTGACGCCTGAGGTTCTTCAACATGTGCATATGCACCCAACATTTCTGGGCTGGACGTACTACAGAGTTGATGGTGTAACTAGGGATATGGAGGCTCCTAGCAAACCATTGTGCCACCTTCTTGGGATAAAATCCCTCAGCCAACACAATGGTGCCATACCGCCACTCCTTAGCACACCACTTGATGATGGTTCCTTCCTTCACACAAAAGAATGGATCTCCACCCACAATGGCACACTTTACAGTGTCCAACTCCGGATGCTCAAAGCTCTCTCCCGTCAACCTCCCAAATTTGCTGGTCTTAGCCTCGCCTGTATGGAAGTAGACAATGTCAGAACTGTCAACATACACCAACAAATGGGCTTCGCTGACACCTGAATCAAGGAAACTGTAGTACTGCTTCAGCGGGTCTAAACCCTGCTGTAATTCCACACCAGTTTCCTCGCCATGCCTATACTTACAAAACTTGCGATGGCATATGCCTGCCGCAAACCTCTTGCACAAGGGCATCCTTTCCTCATCAGGTTCATAAATCTCAGGTTGCCCCGGATCATTAGCCTGAGTGTACTTGGGCGCGCCAATAGGTGGCGCTGGGTTTTTCGCAACCTTACTGCGTCCAGTCGGAGCCGGGTTCTTTCGGTCAACTTCCCGTCTAGGGACGACTCTCTCAACCTTCTCAACGACTAGCTCCGGGGATTTCTGTGGAGATGGAGGGCTTCCGGGGTTTTTGACCCCTTCAACCCACCCTACCCCACCAGGGGCCCCCCCACCGGCCATGGCAGCTAGATCATCAGTATTCGTGTACTCACCGTGCGACCCATTGAGTTGCGAGGACACTTCATGATTTGTGCCTGGCACATACCTGAAGCCCTCAGCATACTCACTTGCAGTCGGGAGATACGAATGACCTGATGACTCCTCAGCAAACTGCCGTCTACGCTCCAAAGACTGCTCCCTGTTCAAAAAGCAAGCCTCGAGCAATTC